ACCCTTGACTGAATAAATTCTATTATTTAGTCTTCGTCCAGAGTGGCTTAAGTCATAAGTAATCACAAGGCCTCGATTTTCACGTCTCGTGTCAAGTGCAGCATCGATCAGGCTCACCTTGTCCTTTAGGGACAGGGAGCACATCTTTTCATCAGGGTTGATTCTGATGAAGTCGATTAACTTAAACTCTCCAGACATCCGATCTCCAAGTTATCACTGTGCTGGTTGCATCCTATAAATCTATTAATACTTTCAAGACTCTAGTATTACAAGTAATTCTAAAAAACGCTAGTCTGTGTGAGTGGAAATATTATAGATTTAGTCATCAATAGTCAAATCAGGTTGGGATCTTTGCGCAATAGTAACATACTTTAGAGTTAAATCTCTGAATCTCCATTTAAAACTATCAAGTATGGTTTCTGATTTTACACCAAGTGACTTAAATTCTGTAAGTCGCTTATCAAGTTGCATTGAAATTCTATCAAAGTCATGCTCGTAATTCTCTATGAGAATTCGAAGATAGTTTGAATTAACAGGGTTGTCAACATCATGCGCTTCTGCATAAGCTAGCGCTATTTCAGAGATTCCTTGCTCAAGCTCACCAAGCCATTCCTTGTATGCATCTCTTGAATACTTTTGAGCTGTACGCTTTCCATTCTGATTTTCTGGTCTCACTTTTGCCTCATTTGCTCGTTGTGCTCCAACGGAGGAAGGGTTTGCTGGGCGACCTACTGCCGCCGTTCTTTCAGCCTGTGCCTCACCTCTTTTTACTCCTTCAGAAGTAATCGACGAGGAGACTGACTCAGATAAAGCATCATCAGCAGCAGCGAACCCAAGGAATTTCAACAAAGCCAGGGGCTCTTGGTACAACTTGAAGTTTGTATCTTCTCTAGCTTCGTCTGATACAGGAGGAAGTCCGAGATCTTTCCGAGCCTCATGTTCGGTAAGGAGATTGTTAAGCCACAACTGAATAGTTTGATTCTCTAGTCTAGATCTTTCTTCTTTATCAACAATACCAAATTTAATATACACACGATCCTGCCTGTTAGAAAGCTCGTTAACATAGCCGCCTTCTAGTAGCAACTCATTAAAGATATAGAATTCGATAAATTCTTTTACAATCTGCTGCAAAGCTTCAACATCTTGAAGTGCGCTCTTGGAGAGCGCGTTAGCAGTTGAGCGATTAGATGTATCACCCTCACCCATATCCACGCCAGAAACACCAAGGCCAGCAAACACTCTCTTTTTAAAGTGTTCGAGATAAGTATCAATTCGAAGAGCACGCCCTTCAGAGCCTATCGCAGATATGCTGTGTCTATGATCTGATATATATATCCCTCCAGCAGGCATGTACTCAAGTGTAGTTTTTACTACATCTGTTTCCTTGATACCGTCGGGACCATACCTTTCTGGGAAGGCATCGCTTCCAACCTGATAGTGAAATAACGGATACAAGTTAGACTCAATAAGTTCTTCTACGTTTTCTTCTATCCTTCTCAATAGAGCGATATCATCTAGTACGGGAGATACCTCTGGAGTGCCGATGGCAAATCCAGGTTTTTTGTTTGTATAGAAGTGAACGATATCGTCAGGCGGAAACTCTTTAGTTTCTCCATACGGGGTTCTCTGCATTAATTTCTTTATGTCCCCATTGGACTTTGTCTTAAATCGCAAAGTCTCAAAAGGAAGAATAAAGTATCCTGCAACAGGATCCAGTTCCTTGCCAGTTGCACTTGTACGAATCTTACCGCTAGACGCTTTATTGTCTCGAACTTTGGCCCACATACAGTTGGAATACCGCACCAAGTCGTGAGCAGTTTGAGTTACTAAAACATTGAATGGAGTGTTGGTTGCCAACTCAATTTCTCGCAGCCTACCTTTAACATAATCGAGGGTCTCAAGGTTGTCTCCAACAACCTCCCAGCCAGCGATCATGAATCTATTTGTCTTCTTTTGAAGAGCTTTGAATAGATAGCTATCTGTATCTTGGGCTATCTGTATCTCTTCTAAATCGTACTCTGGTCGGAACCACTGTCCGCGATGACGATGAGTGTAAGATAGCGTTCTACTTGTTACCTTCTTCAAGCCTGTACCAGGAATAGACGTCTTTTTACGCTTAGGCGGGTTACTCTTTGCGTCAAAAACGGATAATGCTAGCTCAAAAAGTTCTGGTTTCATTCCATACTCCTAGCCAGGTCTTCTGCCCACTGCAAGCGCAGAGTCTCTTCTTGAGCATCAGTAGTGCATGAGGGGTCTTCCGGAGGTGCTATAGTCATTGATGCCGAGCCCTGTTCAATAGTAACTTGCTGGTCTTCGTTAAGACTGACAGTAGCATTAGGATAAACAATTTTTAGCCACTCTTTAACCCTATCTGGGTTCTCTTCAAGCTCCCTACACCAATCAGCAAGATCACCTGTTCCCATATTTGATTTCATCTTTATTATTAACATTACTAGTGAAATAAGATCAAGGATTGTATTTATAGCTCCAAGTCCACCAATTTGCAATCCTAGAGATCCACCCATAAAAGCATCTAGACTTTTTAAAGCAAATAGAATGTTACCAAAAAGCTCTTGTATCCAAGTCTTAACTTCTTTAACTGCAACTATAGCTTTGTCAATAGGATTTACATACTTCCAATTTTGCTCTTTCATTCTTTTGGCTAAAGTATCTTTTGCTTTCAACCCTACGCCAACGGGAATTCCGAAACTAACTGACTTGCTACCGCCACCACTCAGCCCCTGTTGAAGAGCTGCAAGTTTCTGCCCAAGAGGTCCAGTTACGCCATAATCCCCAACACCACTCGGAGCACCTTCACTTTGCTGTGCTTCTGCTGTGCCAGAGCCAAATAGCGAGAATCCACCTTGCCCTCCTACCTCACCAATATTTGATGTGATCCCAGGCAGTTCTGGCAGTCCACCGATTGCATCACCAAAGCTTGGTATAGCAAATGCACTACCTCCATCCCATCCAATTTCACCACCACCTACACCGTTTGCTTCTCCGGCAAGGAATGGTATCGAGGAAGGTGCTTGTCCTGCACCCGGGTTAGCGCCAGCGAATGTATCTCCTAAAGCTTGCCCAGCAGCTACAGCGGTTTTTGCTACATTTATACCCTCCTCGAATAGCCCAGAGGCCATCTCGAGCGCGTTTATAATACAGACCAATGGCTGAACAATGATTGCTATTATTTGCTCAAGAAGCATTGTCATCGCATCAACGATTAGCTTTAGAAGCGGTCCAACTATTGATGTCCAATCCAACTTAATATCTAAAGTGAACATGATGTACTTCTTGAGAAGCATCTGTAGCGAAATCATAAACATTATTAAATCTGGAGGACAAAAGAACTTAAACGCATCAAGCATCAAGCACAGATCTTCTAGCATTCCAAAGGGATTGATTGCATCAAGAACCTGATTCACGATATTCTCTATATCTTGAAGTAGATCGCCAATTGGTCCCAATAGAGACATTGGTTTGAGCTGCCAATTGAACTGGATGCTTAGCTCACAACCAAGACATTCATCAAACCAGTCTCTTGTCTTTTCTGGATCTATGTCCCAGTTGGCAAAATCCTCGTTCAACTTAGAGAATAGTTCTCTTAGTGGATCAACTCGCTCGCCCTGAGCGATAACAACTTGAGGAGTTGTAGTGTTCTGCATAAGCGTTTCAACGTCAAACAGATCAAAGTTATCATCACAAGCAGGGCTGTTGTCCTCTGTCCCCTCGTTTTGAGAATCGATACCTGGACTTTCAGGAAATTCTGGACCCATCTCGTTGAAGAATTGAGGGGCAGCTGGAGTCGGCATCGTTGGGCCAATTCCTCTAAGTATATTTTCTTGAGACTGAAGAATCTGACTCATCGTAGCAAGCGGTGAACGCATTGCCAGCCAGCTGCCTTCTCTAGTTTCGCTAGAGATAGCTTCTTTTTCTACCTCGTCAACAATCAGAGAAGCCCATTGGTAGAGATAATATTCGTCGCTCTTCTTCACTGTACTAGTCGTCCAGAACAATTAGGTCAGGATATACTGTACTGCCATCAGTTTCTGTATCCAGAAATCCCTTGTACTCCAGTGCTCTAGCTAGAGCACCACTTGTTGACAGCGTATCAATTGGTACCTGACCCATAGGCCCCATTAGTAGTAGCATTTCTCTTATTATTCGTTGAAAATCGTCACGATGAACAAAATCTCGTCCAATTTTCATATACATCTTTTCGTAGTCTTCTTCTCTCTGCTCTGGATCATTTTCATGATCTGGTCCCTCACCGTTTGCCCCATCCTTTAAAAAGCCCATACTAGTCCTCTTTTGTAAATAAGTCTGGAATCTGCTCGTCCTCTAACTTCTTTTTGATAGCCAGTGCTTCCTTATACATTGTATATGTAATTACATCTGTTTTTTTACCAAATAGTACTTTGACTGCTTTTTTTAACCTAGGCTTTTTATCAATCCTAAGAGTGTATGATACTTCTTTTTCGCCGTGAGAGAGCAGGCTATCAATCTGCGTTTCGCTATCAAGAATCTTAGATCTAATTCTTTCAATATGGTTGAGCAGTTGCTCAATCTTCTTGTCAACAATCTCAGCTTCTTCTGGAGTTAGCGGCAGTTTTGGTTTAGATGACAAGAGCTCTGAGAGAGCCCTTTTATTGTTAACGCTTCTTATGCTCTTTTGTTTTTCCTGAACAGAAGTAACATTAACGAATTCTCTAATCCTGAGATTCTTTGGTAAAAATTGTGGCTGGTACAGATCATCAAATATTGATGTTGGATCACTCTTCTGCCTGGACATTACGCACCGACTTTTCTAATGAAATAAGAAACTTTCACTTGCATGTTCTCTCGAAGCTGAGCTGGCTCTGCTCCTGGACAGTATACTCGAATCCAAATGGGATGATTCGTAAATGTATCCGCTGCCTCCGTAGTTCCAATATCAGGAATTGCAAGAGCATCTCCTGAGCGAAGTAGATCCCATTCAACCTCTGTTGGTCGCCTTTTACCATACATAAGCTTTACGGACCAGCCCGTTGTTCCGAATCCACCTGCGTCATTGTAGCCACCAATAAACTCAGGTGTAAGAATTATATTAGTATAATAAATAGAAGAATCATGGTTTCTTAAATACCATAGCTCTTCGTGAGCTTGGCCAAGATATCCATTATGATAAGTTCTTAAGGGATCTGCATTGAAGGGCTGCAGCGCCTCATCGTAAATTGTCAGTGCCATTAAATTCTACTCCCACGAGTTTGGTTGAACCCTCTTGAGTGATTCTTCTTCCTGTGACCGAAAACAGCTCCTCCGAGAGCGGCTCCTGCAAACATAGCATGCCTGTCAGCACCATAGGTGCTTACCAATTCACCAGCTTTACCGAGAGTAGCAGCCCCAAAAGCCTCAGGATATTGTTTAGAAATATTCTTTGCAAAACCCGGAAACCCCCTAGCAGCGTAGCGGGCTCCAAAACCTAGAGTAGCTCCTGTAAGGGCTCCTCTAGGAACGTCTGTCCAGTCTCCTGTTGCAAATGCTGCGACACCACCAATGCCAGCTGTTGCTGCAGTTCCGAGTCCACCTCCAGCCTCCAGCCAACCACCAGCGCCAGCCATTCCACCTGTAGGTGTAAATTGGTCTGCTGGGGGTACTATTGGACCTTTGTTAGAAGCTGGTGATGGCGCTGAGCCTTTTGCTCCTGGCAGCTCTATTTTTCCCGTGGTCTCGTTGAGCTTGAGGGGAGCGCCTCCTGTTACTTCGCTAAGGGGCATTACGGGTGGCTTTCCCGGCGTTATGTTGGAAACTTGCTGAACTAGCGATGCTTTTGGCGGAGGACCCCTTCGGGCAACATCTATTATGCTGTCGACCTCGGGAGCACGGCCAGTTCGAAATTGTTCATCCATAAGGCTAGGATGGGGATATTCATCTACGTCGTACATCAGGGCATTAGTCTTAGGTTCTCTTGCACTTGCCCCTCCCCTTGTTGGCAACGGAGGTGCCTTTTTGCCGAAAGGGAGTGCCTCAGCCACTCTCTGTAAGAGGCTTGGCTTTGTCTGTTTCGAAAGTAAATTGATTTTCATTGCCATGGTTATCTCCTACCAAACTTTCCACGACCTTTTCGTCGAGATGGGCCTCTCCGGCCCGGTTCCACCCTGTGAGGTTTAGAAAGTTCTTTTACACTGTTAATACTTTCCATGTCGAATTCGTGACCCATACCATGGTTAGACTTCTTTGCAAGACCCCCGAATATAGATTCAGTGTCCTTTTTTGGACGACCTATCTCACCACGTGAACGCCTCTTGCCAAAGTGTCCGCTTGCCAACTGCTCTTCAGCTTTATATTTTTGCTTTATTAGTCGGTCATCTTCAAGCCCTTGACCTCTAATAATCTTTAACACATTAGCAATAACAGGAACACCGTGCTTTTGAGCACCCCTTATTATATCGTCCGCTTCTTGATGAGGAGAGATATAATCGTCTTGACTGGAGTCACCTCTTGCAACAAGAGCAGGCCTAGATATAGGCAAACTCTTTCCACTATAGACAGACTCTTCTAGAGAAAGTCCAGCTAAGGCAAGCATCATTGCGTCTAGCCTGTGATCGCCAATAATCTTGTTATCCATACCATATACAGGGCGATGTGTGCTGCCGCTTCTTCTTACTATAATATAGTTCATTAGCTGCTTGGTTAACACCTCGTCAGATTCAGGATAAAAGAACTTACCGTCCTCGATGATCCTGACAGCATTTTCTACAATAAAATGCTTTCCTGGCTTCTTTAAAATAGAACCATCAATTGGATCTCTGAGCTCTACGTTAGAAGAGAAGTTAAATGATACAAGGCGGTCTTCTAGCTTAACTGTCTCCTTGTCCATCAAGGACTTGGTTGGTTTGCCTTTAAGTCTATGAGCATATAGAAGAATGTCTTCGATGATGGTGTGTCCGTAACCTTCATCGGCATAGATCCAGTCTGGCTTCCACTTGTAGTTTAAACGTATTACTTCTTCCATCCATTTCTTAGCGGAAAACTCTGAAGCAGCTACATTTATCCCCTCTAAAGCTATCCACCTTCCACTGGAAGCGGAATACCCAATGACAAAGAATTCTGTTCCTGCGTTTTTATTCCAGTCAATGCCCATACAAATAATCATATTTGCTGGGTCTGATATTCCCATACGATTTCTTAGAAACTCGTAGTTTGCTACCTGTTCGTATGTATAGTCTGCTCGTGCAGCTTGTATCCAGGATGGGCGGAAAACTCCGTATTTACTCTCAACGAACTCCGCCATGTACTCTGCAGCAAAACTTTCTTTAGTACTTTCTTTTTCTAGCTCTTCTTTAATCTTATCCCAGTGCGGAAGAACGCTTGAGGGATAGTAATCTTCTTTAAAGTCGGGCCTATCAAGACACCAAGAGTAAAACTTAGCTCTTTTTCCAATAGGTGTTGATGTTGCAAGCAACCAAACCTCTGGCTTGGTGAGTAAGATAGGTGTAATGACCTTGTCTAGAATTTCTTCTGGGATCATGTCCATCTCATCGAGATAAATGATATCAGCTGATGCACCTCGAATAGTACCACCGCCGGAGCCATCTCCCTTTACTCCCAGACCAGAAACAAAACCTACTATCCTTGCCCCATTAACAAACTCCATCTTAAACATAGGAGTCTTAATATATAGGTTGTCACCAGTTCCAGAGGATACTGCAGCTGTTAGCTCAACATTTCTTTTTATAAGAGCTTCTATCTCATTAAAGATGTTTATTAGCTGTGATTGGTATGGTGTAACTACCATAATGATCGGGCCTGAAAGAACTGCTTCGCCCTGAGCATCACGACCTTGCTCTACCTTAAGGTTGTAAGCATAGTGAATAAGCTTAAGTGCCATAGCAAAAGTCTTGCCGGCTCGTCGGCCTTCTCGAATAGAGGTACGAAAAGCAGTACATCTCAGCTGCTCTTTCTGATAGGGCCGAAGACTCCACTTCTCATCATCATCGCTAAATCCAAACATCAGTTCGGACCAAGCTACCGGATCTATAGTTGAAAGAAGTATCTTCTTCGCTCTTTCAAGAGGAATGTCCGATGCGATTGCTAAGTCTTTTATCCTAGCTGAAGCTCCAGCGGGAAGAGCTCTTGGTATGTAGCTGCAGGCAATTTTAAACTCTTTAACGCCAGCGCTTTTATACTTTGAAATCTGTCGTATCTGACAGTTTATACAAGTTCTGTGTACGTCGGTCCTGATGCCGTATTTATCTTTGTAATGCTCAACCAGCCTTGGGTCTGGTTTCGCGTTCGGGTCCTGGTGCTTGTAGCCATATTCGTTAACTACAAAAAGCTTATTTTCTAAGGCTTCTATACTCATCTTACCGACCGTATGAAGAGAAGTAGTTGCGAGGCATGTGCATCAGAGTTGCTTCTCCACCAAGAGCAGACCTAGCGTTTAAGTGTGAGTTCCTCATCTGTTGTACGGCTCTGGACCTCATCGTCATAGCGTTTTGCGTAAAGAACGAGGCGGTATCTCCAGCTGTATGAATCATCTTTGCATCTTGCCGCTGTCGATATCCTGTTTTCAACAAGGAGAATGCACCCTTTCCGGCAAGATAAGCCCCTCCCATTGAAACAGCAGCACCAGCAGCAACTAGTGGATGCCTTCCAATCAAGCCACCCACATAGCCACCAAAGAATGCTCCGGGAGCACCCAAAACAGACTGGCCCATGCTTGCACCAGTTCCTGCTCCAATTGCTGTTGTGAGAAAGCTAAACATTCCGCGAGATCGAGTAACGGTCTTGCCTGCTTCCGTAACTCTTCTAAAAGCATGAGCAGCAATAGCAGAGCTTGTAGCCACATCCCAGATTCCCGCTTCTGCTGCCCCACCGATACCTGACTTTTCGCTAAGGTTGCCTTGATAGCCTTGGTATAAAAAGTAAGCACTTACTGCTGGACCAAGAGCTGACATCGCTGCCTTTCCTCCTGATGGTCTAAATGCATTTCTATAATGAGCAGCAGCATCAGCTTGGCTTGAAAACTTATGTGTTCCTGCTTGAACTTGTCCCGCTCCAATAGCATCACTGGCATTAAGAATTTGCATCCCTGCTGGTCGACCAAATTCAGACGGAGCCGTTCTTAGGAATTGCTGACCTCCCCAGCCCCAGAGCGAAGATCCTTGCGGAGAGGTTATCCCAAAGTTTTTGAATCCAGTTTCTGGCATATACCCAGCAGTAAACATAGCTCCCTGAGAGCTATAATTCTGAAAGCGCAGCATCATATCTTTTAAAAGACCCATTTAACTACATCCTGTGGTGCCCTATTGGGCTTTGAAACATTTGGTGATTTACTCTTCTCTGGGCCATGGCCATCTGTTGCCGGCGATCTTGAGCTGTACTCCTTGTACCGTAGATACGGTTTGCATTTGATGATCGATGTGTCCAAACACTGTTAGTCGATCCAAGCGTATCCAATACTAGTGCCTTGTCAAGGCTACCATAATTACCCCTTCTACGTAATCTATTAGTAACTGAAGAACCTCTTGTCGAACTCATCTTAGCAGTGTCCTCCAGCATTTCAGATAAGTAGCTGTTATGTGGAGCATTTTTTCGTCGCATAAGGATCGGATCTTGGTAATCCGGCCTGTAACCGGCATCGTTAAATCTTTTCCCAATGAAGGCTGCTTCAGTTGCAGCAGCATTTCCGTAGAAACCCTGTGCTTCTGCATTCTGCATCAAGGAGGTAGCAGACATCATCGTTGCGTTCTTAGCAATCTTGTCGATTTGCGTAAACGTATTGAAAGTAATTGTCTGCCCTGATGCTGTTGTTATATCCCTATAGGCTTGGAAGAATGGGGTTCCCCACATACCTCGATCAGCACCTTGCGAGAGCTTATTCGCTCTACTAAACATTTGCTGATCATACATTTCTAAAACGCCCTTCTTCTTGAAGGGCAGGTATGAAGCCAATCCACGCTTCAGCAGATCAACATTTATATTTCGGCCATCGTCATAAACCATACCAACAGCACGACCATAAGTTATATTGTTCGGGTCGAAAATGAGTTCGAGGTTGCTCGATCCAGAAAGAATCTGCTGTAAAGCAATTTTACCTGCGTTGGCATACGGCTGAGCTCTGTGAAAGCCACTACCTCCGGCGTGTTCGGTTTCTGGAGCATCGATACCAGCTAGGCGGAATTTGACAGCTCCTACACCTTTATCAAAACCGAAAAAGCCGTTCAATGCACCCGCTACCCCTGCACGTTTAACAACAATTGTATCGGCGTCTTCAGCTTCTGCTCGCCACCTTCCGCTAGATAGATCTATTCTTAGTAAGTTTCGTCCTCTAAGACCTGCATACGCTTGGGTGTCTAGAACTGTTTCTACTGGTCCATCTATATATTGATGTACTGTCGACACAGCAGCTTTAGTTGAAAATAAGCTTCGAATACTGCTACTGAAAGAATGAGCATCTCCACCTGAATCTACCCTTAAGCTTCTGAGACCTTTAATGACACTTGTTTCAGGATCGAGATGCTGTGCGACATACATGAATCGGAGATACTTCTCTCTTTCTGCAAGAAGCTCTTGCTGTTGAAAAACAGCTTGTGTAGCAATTGGACCCTGATAGGGAGAGCCAAAGTCAGAGAAGTAACCTCGTTTCCTGCCAGCAACTCCACCCTCTTGCATACCGCTAAAGGGCTGAGCTTCTAGCCATCTTTTGTAATCCATAGTATGCAGAGATGCTGGGCGATCTCGATCTCCACCCCTTTGCCCTCCAGCAAACCCTACTATTCCTAGAGCTGCGGCAGCCAATCCAACTCTAGCTCCCATCCCCCGAGGAATCGGCAAGTCGGCCAAGCCTCTACGAGCTGCTGCTAACCGTGCAGCACCACCAGGAGGTCTACCCATAGCCTCTCTGGAGAGAAGATTCTGCCAACGACCACTTGATTGTAATTGTTTGGCTTCTTGTCGGAACAATGTTTCTGGACGTCTCTCTGCATAGCGGACTGAAGCCTGACGAAGTCTCTCTGCATTTATAATTTCTGCTTCATTACCCCGCATCCTGATAGCACCTGACTTCTCTAGGTACCTGTGTAGCCTCGCAGTTTCTTTGTCAAAATCTGCTGCTCCGTATTGTCCGGTTGACCTCATATACTCAAGTGCAGCTTCTCCACTAAAGAATGGGTTTGTTACTGGTATGTTTATAGGAGCTTTTATTCGGGCACCTTCTCTTGTTACTTGTTCGATAGCACCAGCCTTGTAATGGCTAAACTGCCATGTAGCGGGTTTGGGAGTTCGCCCTTCTTGCCCTGCAAGAGTAATTTCTTTTGCAAAGTCCTCATACATCCTTGTCACTCTCTTGACAAGATTGCCACTCTGGATGGCGGGAGCAAGCTCTTCCTTTAGCTTACCGTATATCATGGCTTCATATAGAAGCCCACGGCCTGATTTTGCCTGCTCAAGAAACTCCTTGCCTGCAGCACTGCCAATAGATACCTGTCTAAGAGCTTCTGTACGGTCCAAAGTTCCGGTTAGAACACGTTCGGATAGAATATTATCTAAAGCAGCAACGTGAGGCTCTGACATGGAGAGACTCTTCGATACTAAATCCCACCTACCGCCTGTTGCAGCCTGTGTTGCGTGCTCAAGCCTCCAACTGGATTCTATTCCTAGAGAATAAAGAGGTCCACCCTTCTTCATTACCCCCAGTTCTTGCATGTAAGATTGCTGAGCCTTAATAACGTCGATGATATCGCGGACTTCGCCTGTACCTGGGCGGGTGTGTTTGAGGTACGCCTCGTATACCCCTCTCCAGTCACCCGTTCTAGCAGCTAGAGCCTTTGCTCTCTGTACTTCAACTCCAGTCACATAGAGCATCTCAGAGCCACGCATGCTCGTTGCTGGTAGGATGTCTCTGAGCCCAGTGGCTTGCCGTAGCTGCCTGTGTAGTTGCTCCTCGTCAATCAATCCCGCAGCGTGAGCGTCTCTTGCAGCCCGCTCTAACAGCGAGATCTGGGCTCCAAATTGCTCTGACTCAAACTGCGCGTTTGCCACCCAGATGGTATGCCCTTTTAGTTTCCGCATTAGTGCAGAATCAGGCTGTAACGCTTCCGACATAGCAAGCCGATGGGTTTTGAAGTTTTTTGCATCTACTCCAAGTTTTTTCACCTGGGCCTGCATGTAGGCATCTTGCTGAGCTAAAGTTTTTACTTTGCCTTCAGCATCAGGGAACCATGGATAAGCCTCTTCTTTTATCATCTTGTAAAGCCAGGTATCATCTGACTTCAGCATCTTCATCAATTCGCTTGGCGATATGTCTTGGGAAAGACGCTCTACTTTGCCTCTCATCATGAGGACTCGCGCCGTTATAGCATCCTGCCAGCCTAGGGGCTTACCCTTCTTGCCAAGCTGTGCCGCCCTCTCCGCGAGTTCAGGAGAAGCAGCGAATTTGTCACTATAGCTAGACGTCAGCCCGAGTACATCCGACTGTCGCAAATTTTCCGCCACGGTTAGATGGGGGCGGAGGATAAACTGATCTAGCTCCCGTGTTCCAAGATTAAGTATAGAGATCTCATGGATCGCAGATATCTCCCGCATCAAGCCAAGAGTTTCTGTATCTGCGATTATGGCTTGTTGTAGTAGTGAGTGAGTACTTCCCATTTAATCGTCCAGTAATACCTCGTCAGACATTTCTAACTTTAAAGGCTCGTCGGTTTCGAGGCTGGTTATGGCTGTTCGCAGTTTTTCTATTTCAGCTAGGATCCTACTATCATTATGTGCTCCTCCCACCTTGGCTGCCCAGTCGGCTTTCGCCTTTCTCGTTTCCATCAGCTTATCCAGCCAGTTCTGTCGCCGCTTCTCAAGCTTATCTAGCATCTCGACAGCAGGGTGGAGCTTCGCTGTCTCTGCGGTTTCTCCGTGCTCGCTAAAGCCCAGGATGTCCACCCGCATAAAATCCCTTCCCTGTCCGCTCTTATCACCCGCTGACATCACCATTAAGGATCTATTCTTATAGAGGTCGATTAGAGCTAACTCATTCACTATTGACATCTCTACAGGGTTAGCCGGGTCAACGTTTAAGTGCTCTACATACTCGATAATTTTTTGCTGCATATAGAATTTCTCAAGTATACACTCTCTGCCCATAGGGTAGTTCTCAATGTCCCCGAATTCCACTGCCCCCTTGGGATCTCTTTCTGGAATGGGACACTTGGCTATAAAAGGGCATTTCTCTGGCCCAAGACACATGATTGGGGCCACCGCGTGTAGCCCCGTCTGGATCCGGTTGATTGAGTTAACAATCCGCTGCTTTTTTTCCGGGGGTAGGCTTTCGAGATAGTTTTCGTACTCCGGCTCTATTACTGATATCTGATCTATTATCTCTTGTCTGGTTGGGACTACAGCAAGCTTTAGGGTTGTTTTATCACTCATCGCTTTTCCGTTTTATATAATCCAGAATGTTTATAACATCTGCATCATGTGGGGTTGGAATGGTACCAATCTCATGACTGGAGTCTTCCAACTGTATGATTGTGGAGACATCACCAGTAACTTCTGCTGGAATCGCACTGAGAATTATGCTGGCCGTATTATATCCAGGTGGACCTCCGACAGTCCAGGAAGCTACTGCTACATCTGCCAGGTGTTCACCTGTCTTAGCATGTACAAGGAAGGTTCCATCCAAGGTTCCATCAGAAATGAGTTTGATCTTCACTAGGCTCCTCTAGTTCTGCTAAGGCTATGGCTACTATGTCGCTTATCTTGGTTAGGTGGCCGCGAAGATCTGAGAGTTGGTGTACGCCCAGCTCTTTAGTTCGCTTGGCGAATGAGCATTCGATACCAAATTCAGAACCATCAACGAGGATTCGATAACGGTAGTAGTGGAACTGGTCTAGACCTTTAGCAAGACGAGTTAATTCATTAAGAGCATTAGAGTGGGCGTATAGTTCTTCTTCAGTCATAAAACCATCATAGCATCTAGGGTAAACATGGGTTATGGCGGGCCGATATTGGAATTATAATATATTTTCAAAAAATAAGGGGCTAAACAGGCTAAACATACACGTAAGTACTTGAAAGTCAAGTGAAAACAGGGGGGAATGGCGGGAAATCTTCCGTAAGGGAAGGGGAAAGTTGTAAAAATAGTAGGGATAGGGGAGGTATTGGTTATTACTTTTAAGTTTTAGTGGGGTTTTTAGCCCACCCCCCTTTTTTATTTAACGAGCGATTGCTCAGAAAGGGGTAAGCAACATGAAAACTTATCGCATTACGTTTGAGGACGGAACCTTCTTCCATGGTGAGACATATGGAGAGATGGTTACGGAAATCATCCAGCGGTATAGTTTGCTGTTTGTTATCTGGAGCTATGCAGACAAAAAGGCTGGCCACTGGATGATTGATGGCAAGCTGGAGATGGTGCGAAACTATATTCACTAAGAGGAAAAGGGAAAGCCTTGGCGCATAGCGTCAAGGGCCCTTTTTCTTTTAATGAGCACTCCATTCGTGTGCTTTGAACAAAGGAGAAGACTATGTTTAGGTACATATTGTTCTGTATCCTCGTGCCCTACATCATTCTGGAGTGTATCTGCTTCCAGAACTTTGGGACCAGCACACCAGTGTACGACTGGTGCTGTCCCCCTGAGTAGGAGCGAGAGAGAGGAAGCCCGGTCGCGTGTGCATGCACGTGTACCGGGCCTCTTTTTCTTTAATGAGCACTCCACTTATGAGAGTGCTTTGAATTGTTCTCTTGAAAGGAGAATATTATGTTTGAAGGTCTTTTCATTCTTGGCTTGTTGGTCATCGCGATCCTGACCTGTCTTCGATGCGTACGACTTGAGTGTCGTGCCCTCAAGGCGGAGACGGAGATCGTTGATCTCCAGATCAAGGTCGAGGAGCTCCAGGCAGCACAGCCGTCCCGGGAGGCTCTCATCGTATTGGGCTTACTGGTTGGCACCTGTGAGGCCGATGGACCGTTCCGAACCCCTAATGGGAGCCCCTTCTGGGCTACGAAGCCTCTGGAGGTCTTCGTCCGGGAGCCGGATATGAACCTAGTGAAGATCAGCTAGTCAACTAGCGGTCTAGAGAGAGGGAGCCTGGTGTGCGTGTTTAACACGCATGCCAGGCCCTTTTTCTTTTAACGAGCAACTTACGCTCAGAAAGAGAGAAGCTGATGCTGAAGCTGAAGATGTTGTGGAACAGGCTGCAGAGGAACTGGCTTCCTATACTCGTGGTGGTGCTCTTGGTAGCAGTCACTGGGAGCATCTGGAAGACTCACCATGTCCATGTGGAGCGTGGTCTCTATGACTGTGATACCAGTTATCACAACCACTAGCAGATAGGAGAGACAGAGGAGAAAGGGTCTGGACGAAAGTCCGGGCCCTTTTTCTTTTAACGAGCAATCATGCTCTGAAGGAGGTGTCTAATGGCTAACCTACAACTCGTGGCGCTCCAGCGGGAGATCGCTGAGGATATGTGCGTATGGGCTTTGCTCATGCGCCAGATTCTCAGCATCCTCAGCGAGGGCGTTGAGACCGACATGATCCACACGAACAAAATTCAAGTCTTCGACCGAGATGGTCGCCGGCTTCAGCTTTGGTCGTGTGGAACAATCTATTATCGGGTCGATAAGACCGAGAATAGGGTCCATGTCCCTGACTCGTTTCGTGATAGCGCGAGAGCGTTGCTCACGCAGGCGAACGAGTGGGCGATCCGAGTGAACCTGGGGATCTAGGTTCACATCGAGGAGGCAACCCGGTACACGTAGCAATACGTGTGCCGGGCCCTTTTCTTTTAACGAGCTCTCTTCGGGGATTATCCCGGAGCAGCTCTGGAGGTACAGTCAAATGACTGCACTAGAACACTTGGTGTTCCTCGTTCTCGTCAGCATCCTGCAGGCGGGTGGAACTATCGAGACCAATGGTCCCGAAATCTTCCACACGGTCAACACTGGTGGTCCGAGTGGCGCGGTAAAGCATTACTGCGTTCACTCTGGCAACCAGTATGCTCAGCAGGGTGTCAACAGAGCAATGGTTGATACTGGTTCTCGGTACAATGACGTTCGTTACGTCATGGTACTTGACGGAGCTGATGTCGGCTACTGCCTGGAAGCTGAGAAGCCAGGAGCACTCAACCGTGATGGTGACACATGGCGCTTCTTCGATGACAAGGAGCAGCTCATGATCGCCACAATGGTGGAGCAGAGTGGATTCGGTACCTGGGATATCCCGTGGGAGACCGGTTACCACCTCACCCTGCCCCTACCAACTCCACCTACGGGGGAGTAGAACCTTCGACAAGCTTGGGGGTGTACGTTGCAATATGGCCTACTGAAGGCTGAGCAGCGTGCACTCCCGGGTTGTCCTCCTTTTTCTTTTAATGAGTAACTATGCTCTGAAAGGACAAACCATGAAAGTTGTGAAAGACCTTGCTTTGTACATCCTGATGGCCTGCAGTATGATCTGCTGTATCGGCATCGGACACTGCGGTGCCTCCAACGGACTGACAACCGAGCAGGTCTCGGAATGTCAGCTGCTGCTGTTGGAGAAGGAAGTCTATGAGGCTCAGCGGAAGAAGGCGATGAGGTGGTCTGAGGACGCTGCCTACCACATGAAGAGGGCGATGCAGCAGCAGTGACTGTGATTGGGGCCGGCGCATTTCGATGCGTCGGCCCTCCCTTTTTATTTAATGGTCTCCATGAAGTGAGACTAGAGAGGAGGTCATGATGACCTTTATACAATTGTCGGTCCTCGTGGTGGCGGCGGTTAATGTCGCTATCTGCTCGGTGTTGTTATATGTTGTGTGGGAGCAGCGAAAGCTGTCTCAGCGCATCAGCCGAGTCAATGGGCGAGTCGATCGCAACTGGCGTGATTATATGTCAGAAGCGGACGAGGATGCTCAGATCACAAACGGCAGCATCTGCTGATTGTTGATTGAGGTGTTGGTCCCCGGCGTGTACGTTTTTACGTGCACGCCTGGGGCCCACTTTCTTTTTCTTTAACGGTTCTCATGTGGACGAACTGAAAACGGCGAAAGCTGTATATAACCACATGTAGTAGAGTCGAAAGGCTTTGGTTCTATACCTCTGTACGAGGTCCGAAAGGGGCAAGTACAGGGGCGAATATGTAGTTGTTAGAGGTCGAGACATGTTCTCGATATCTGAGGTCAACCTTAATAGGAAAGTTGTATAACTCCTGAACAGGCCAACTCAGAGAAAGACGTAACTGATACCTCGTAACGCCTACTCAGCTTAGGTTGAGTAGCCGGTTGGTCGTAGCTGCCAGATGCGACCATACCGGGCCCCGATGCTCTCTGGGAGAGCTTAAGGGAGGTGTGACTTTGGGTAACCTTGCGGGACTACTGTAAAAGGTAGTTGGAGCTTGGAGACCCTTGGCGGAAAGTAGGAGTGGGTCCGAAGCCCTTCTCATGCAAACTACTGGAAGCCAGGGTGTTCTCCAAGAAACCCTGCCCCTCGTAGCTGTCAGAAATACGAGATCACATCTTCAGGGAGTACCATCCTCTGGTTAACTTACTTACCAGATGGACCGGTCTCGGGAAGGGGTGCCGCCTTAGTAGCGAATTGTTTCGTGTAACTCTGGCTGAGTCTGCAGTGGAGATTGGTGTTAGCCGATCAAAACTGCAGACAAGGCTGGGGTCTATCACTTACTAAGTTCTAAGGCCAGGTAGAGAGGCGAGACGCTTGCCAGACTTACCTGACGGTACCTAGACCGAAAATCTAGGTTGAGGTTGACTGTAACCTTATCCAACAAAACAGTCGTCAGCGAGTTTCGACTTGCTGACTATGGCACTGTCCCGGTGTCATGAAAGTTCGTAGATATGGGACGCTGCTCCACACAGCGTAGGTGTCAAAGCCGGGTTCATCTCCACGGTTATTAGCATCTGGTTGCAAGTGCTTTTTGGTACTTGCATTAAGGGCGTTTCCACCTGCAGATAAGGTGGTGAGTAGATCTCCCCTACAAGAATGAAGCACGGAAGGACGAATCTGGTCATTTCGTGTGGATTCAACCTGCCTAGGGAGGCCCCAACCTCTGGGCGCTATGTAAGAGACTTGGTACATCTCATCATAGCAAGTGAGGCCTTAAGAGTTCTAGTGGACTCTTGCTCCTTAAGTGGAGCGTTAAAGAGCGGAAAGGTATGTGCCGTTCTTGAAATATAAATGCAATCCACCTTTGTCTGGGGGGCCCTTCGGGGTCCCCCAGGCACCTTAGCCTGTCGTGGGATCTGATATGGGATCAGATTCATTTGATCTTGTATGAGATCTCACGGCAGGTCCTACCAACCAATGAAAGAAAAGGAGAATGAAGTTATGTACTTCATCAAGCGAATGATACTGTGGGTGCTCTCAATTCTGGGAGTGGCCTTCTTCATGGTCTGCACTCTGATCTCGACGGTTCTTGGTAACAAGAACTCGACGGCGAAGTGTGGGAACTGGATGCGGGGACAGTGGTACCTCTTCATCGAGGAGCCGACAGTGGTCCTCCACTGGCTCTCGGGCTGGCGGAGTGGCCTCGTGTCTCGCTTCAACGGCTGGAGGGCTGCTCGTGCCGAGAAGAAGGCTGCAAAGCTGAAGCTGAAGGCTGAGGCTGCAGAGGCTGCAAAGCTGAAGGCAGACAAGGCAAAGGAGGCGAAGAAGGCCAAGGGACATTGGTTCCAGCGCTTCGTCTGCTGGAGCGGCTTGCTGTTCCTCGATGCGCTTGAGGCGAGAAATCGTCGAGTTCTCTCGGACTATGAGTTCGTGGGAATGCGCATGCCGGATGGCGAGTACATTCCGGTGCAGCCTGGTCAGATGCCAGAGGCGGTGTCTTCGGACATTGCTGATGGTGACGAGGGTGGCGACTGCGATGAGGAGTTCCTCATCGAGACCGAGCCGGTGGATCCCTTGGGGGACACCGACGAGGTGCTGGCAGTCGTGACTCTGCACGATGAGGATGAGGGGCCTTTCGGGCTCCCCACCGAGACGGACGAGATGCGGACGATGCTTGAGCAGGTAGCTCAGGTCAGTGAGTTTCGACTCGCTGGCATGAGTCTGACCTGGCAGGAGCAGCTGAAGCTCTGGTCTCACATCTGCAGAGACCGGAACAAGAGCGATCGGAGTAAGCTCGCCGTTCAGGAAGCTCTGACGAAGGAGGTCGAGAGCTGGACTGGCGACGAGGGTAGTGCTCAGCAGTCTATCCGGGCTAACCTGAGCATTGGTCGCTACCCCGAGTTCCCGTGAGTTGCGGGGACTGTGGTGCTGAGACTTACCTTCGGAAGGAAGGTAAGGATTGGTACCGGGTGTGTCGAGGCTGTGGAGCGAAAGCGAAGCAGTCTCGACACAATCCTCCATCGGTGATTGAGTTCACTGGTGGAGGTGTTCATGGTGCTTGCCTGCCTTGCGGTTGCGCCATTGAGCAGTGTGAATGCAAGGAATAGAGGGGGCTAGATAGTCCCTGGTGTGTGGGAGCGGGGCCTTCGGGCCCTGCTTCCCCACATCCCCTTCTTTTTATTTAGTGAACTTGTGCGCTCAAGTATGAGTTCTTACCAAGAAGGGAGGTTCCTATCATGGGACTTCTTATGATGAGTGTTATCCTGGGCCTTGCGGTGGCTTGCCACCTGATGCAAGCTCGTCTCAAGCGGCTGGAGAGTCGCTTCATGCAGAGCGAGCTCAACGTCAATAAATACCGGCGAGAGCTCACTGCGGGTGTTCGGCAGAACGGTGTGAGCATCGGCAAGCTGACCGAGCGTCACAGCGAAGCTATTCTGCGGCTGGGTGAAGATGTCTTGATGCTGGAGAAACTGATGACTGGGTTGGCACCCGCTTCGGCTTCGGCGTTGACTATCGAGATCGGTGACGCCGATTGCGATCACCTCCTGGAGAGTTCCACCCTCACGGTGGAGATCGACGACACAGAGCGCCAGTAGGTAACTGCTACAGGCACAACAGGAACGGGGGGCTCCTTCGGGAGTCCCCCCACTTCCTTTTTCTTTAACGAGCAATTTTGCTCAGAAGACAAGGAGAAGTTATGCGTTCGTTTTGGACTAAGTCTAGTTTCCCAATCTTGACGATTATGGCATTCCTGTTGCCAATGGTCACCTTCGTTGCATTGATCTCGATCTTCGGATCGGGTTATCTGAACTTCGAAGAGTACGTCGGTGAGCCGTGGGGTGAGGTCTGCACGACAGTGTTCTTGATCTTACTGTTCGGTAGCGGTGGCCTGCTTGCCAGGAAGGTCGGCTATTGGGAGGTGGATATTTACGACAACTAGCCTCGGCTAGGTTCCGCCTGTGGGGGCCCCGAGTCACACTTCGGTGTGGCTCGGGGTCTCCCCCTTTTTCTTTTAATGAATACCAATCTCTCGAAAGGAGAAATTATGAAGATATATCGTTACTTAGAGGTCACCGGGCGCAAGGGGCTGATCGGGCGGTTCGCGCTCCATAGGCGAGCGGGCGAGCACATCCTAGGGCCCTTCCGGGATGAGGCGATTGCTAGTGGGTCCACTCTTGAGGAGTGGATTGACGATGCCGAGGTCGATGAGGAGTGGGCGCTGTTCCAGTGGGCTGGTCGCGTCGGGCTCTCGCAAGTGATTCCGGCCCGGTGCCCGCAGCGAGTACCGGCGTTCAAGATCACCGCCGTCCTCGACGTTGAAGAACCGAAGAGTCGCACCGTCATGCTGAAGCGGATCTACGCAAAGTGAAAACCAGGGAGCCCCTTTCGGGGGGCTCCCGCAACCCCCTTTTTCTTTTAATGGCCCGTACTAACTGAAGGAGTATGTGGAAGCTGACCTGGCGTTCTTGTTCGCAAGAGTGTTAACAAAGCTACGGTCCAGGAGAATAGGTATACG